GACCACCGGCCTGCGACTATAATCTGTTACATTAAAATATGTATTCAATATCTTTTGCACATACTTTTGCACATGTGGAAAAGTATATCAAAAAAGTATAAACATTATCGCAAAAATATATTGACGCCATATATTTAATTGGTGTATTATCAAAGTATAAATAAATGGAGGTAATAGCAACAATGTCACCAAAGGATTTATTAACCGAACAAGAACACGAAGAATGGTTGCAAAGTTTAGGCGAAGGCGAACGCCGCGAATATGAAGAAGATTAAATAATATGGCAAAAACAAGTTTTTCAAATAGTGAATTAATAAATATTCGTAATATACTTTTTGATAATAAAATGTTTCCATGTGACGCGATTGACATTGGATATGATGGATATAATTCAAGTTCAATTTTAAATTATTATATTATTGAATTTGTAAAAGGTAATCGATCATTACGCGTCGGTTTTGTTACAAAAACAACCGCAAAATTATCAAAATTAAAAGAACAATTAATAAAATATTTTGTTTGGGAAAAATAACATTATGAAAAAATGTATTAATATCGAACCATACGAATTAGAAGATGATGACACTATTGGTGGATATAACGCCAAAGATTTAGTTATTTTTGCAAAAATTGTAAAAAAAGCAGGAATAAAAGATGAAGATTTAAAATCATTTATTAATGATGTTGAACGTATAAATGATATTGTCCGCGCCGAATATGATGAAGTTATGCGAAATGCTGTTAATAATTTATATTTAAAGTCACCGGTATTGGAGTAAAATATGCAAATTCGTATCAACAAAAAGACAAATAATGCTAAAATTGAATTATCACATGAAGAAGAAATTCGGTTTTTAAACATCGTTTCATTAGCAAAAGAATTTCAAGAAACCAAGTCAATCAAGACCGCGTGCGATTGTTCGGACGAATTTCACAATTTATTTGTAAAGGAGATCGACAAATGAAAATTAAAATTTCATATATTAAAACGCCAATCACCAAGATAAAAACAAAATTAAAGAAGGCAAACAAAAATGCCAAGAAAACGAACAAGTAAAGGACGCGCGCGGCAAGTCACACCACAAAGCAAATTATTATTGGAAATTGAAAAGGCGAATCGAAAATTACGCGCGCTTGAACGTGGCGGTGAATATGGAAAATTTGCGTCGAAAAAATTATTACGTTTGGTCGTAAACGACAGAAGTTTTTCATACAAACGCGGCCGACGCAATAAGATCCAATTAGTCCGGAATAAAAAATTAAAGACGCCGGAAGTCCGAATTTATTTTAAAAAATTTGGCGAATTTTTAAAATCCGCAACGTCGTCAATTTTCGGAATTAAACGCGCACGAAGTAAAGCGGAAAAGAAATTAAAGCGAACATTAGGTGGTCTTTTGGATCGTAAAGTCACCAACGAAGATATTGACGAATTTTACGATCTATTGGAAGACGACGATTTTAAATATATTGCGGACAAAATCGGCGATTCCGACGCGTACGTATTAGTTGAAAAGGCAAAACAAAAAGGTTTATCTAAAGAAGAATTTACGCAACAATTTGAACAGTTTATGTCAACAAATAATGCCGAATTTCAAATCAAGGCAAGAAGGTTATTCAATAAATTTAAGGGTATCAATGAATTGTTATAAATTATGAAATATTGGTCGGAATATCGTGGCCACGATTGCGACATTCAAGGTAAAATCGACAATACAATTTATACATTCGACATTGAAACAACATCATATTTAATTCTTGACGGTGAACAAATACCGGCCGAAGATTATCTAAAATTAGACGAAGATCAACGCGAAGATTCGTTGCCAATGGCGTGCATGTACATTTGGCAATTTTCAATCAATGATACGGTTTATTATGGCCGCACATGGGAAGAATTTCGCTTGTTTTTGGATCGTTTGGAAGATAATTGCGACAAACCGAAGTACGTATTTGTTCATAATTTATCATTTGAATTTCAATTCTTTTGCCAACAATTAAAAATTAAATCGGTCATGTCGCGCAAATCGCGCAAGGTTATGTCATGCGAATTGGCTGATTACCACATAACATTCCGTTGTACGTTGTTCATGTCAAACGTCAAATTGAAATATTTGCCAAAAATATTTAATTTGCCGGTTGAAAAGATGGACGGCGATTTGGATTATTCAAAAATGCGTACACCGGCTACACCATTGACCGATAAGGAAATGGGATACTGTGAACATGATTGTTTGGTTGTTTACGAATATATTAAAGTCGAATTACAAACGTACAATCGCGTCGATAAAATACCAATGACGTCAACCGGCAAGGTTCGAAAAGAATTACAAAAATTGGTAATGAAAGATCCACATTATCGTCGATTGGTTGGTAATGCAATCAATATTCGGCCATCGGTTTACAACATGTTGATTGAATCTTTTGCCGGTGGATATACACATGCCAATTATATGTACACCGACGAAGTTTTGCACAATATTGATTCGTACGACGAAACAAGTGCGTATCCGTACGTTTTGGTTTCGTGCAAGTTTCCAATGAAGGCGTTTCAACCATGTAATATTACAAAATGCGAAGATATGTTGCCGGAATATGCATATTTATTACGCGTAAAATTTACCAATATAAAATGTAAATATTACAACAATTTTATTTCGGCGTCAAAATGTTCGTGGATCGTTGGCGGTAAAATGGACAATGGCCGCATAATTCGTGCAAAAGAAATTACAATCACGTTGACCGATATTGATTTTAAATTCATATTAGATACGTACGAATGCGAATCGTACGAAATATTGCAAGCATGTTCGGCGTTGTATAATTATTTACCGTTGAAATTTATCAATTTTATTTTGGAAAAATATGTGAATAAAACGAAATTTAAAAATGTCAAAGGTAAAGAATTAGAATACGCAAAAGAAAAAAATAAATTTAACAGTTTGTACGGCATGACGGTTACAAACATGATCCGCGACGAAGTGGAATTTACAAACGAAAAAGGTTGGAATGAAACACCATTGACCGATGTCAATATTTTTGACAAATTGATTAAAGAAAAAGAAAAAGCGTTTTTGTCGTTTGCATGGGGTGTTTGGGTAACGGCATATGCACGTGATAATTTATTGCGTCGCGTGATTGCGTTGGATCAATATGTGGTTTATTGCGACACCGATTCGATTAAATGCGTTCAAGGTTATGACAAAAAGATTTTCGACGATTACAATAAAACGGTTGTTGAAAAGATTAAAAATGTTTCGGAAATTTTAAACATTCCGTACGAAAAATATGCGCCAACAGATTCAAAGGGGATTCCGCATTTGTTGGGCGTGTTTGAATGTGAAACCGGAAAAGGCCGCAAATATACATATGATAAATTTATTACGCAAGGCGCAAAAAAATATTGCGTCGAAATTGACGGCGAAATCGAAGTGACTGTTTCCGGCGTGCCGAAATCCGGTGCAAAGTGTTTAAAACGAATTGAAGATTTTCGCGACGATTTGGTTTTTGATTATGAATATACGCATAAAAATATGATCATGTATAATGATGATCAAAAACCATTTGCATTATTGGATTATAACGGTGTAAAATATTTAGTGAAGGATAAAACCGGTTGTTGCATTTTACCAACGACATATGAATTAGGCAAAGCATACGAATACGCCGATTTATTAACCGAAAATTCAAGTCAACGCGCAAAATTTAAAAAGGAAAATTAACAAAATGAAGGACAAAAATACAGATTTAAATTTTATCAAAAGGTTTAATAAAATTACTATTAAACAGATTTGCGACGAAACCGGCGTTTCACCGTCAAATTTATGGACGGGAAGATGTTCAAAAGAAAAAATCTTATTGGTTCGTAAAGCGATTGAATCAAAGATCGCCGAAATCCGCGTCGAAGAATACAAAGAATATTCGGGGAAATGATTATGAAAAAAGAAGATTGGTTCGTTGTTTCATATGTAATAAATATATGTTTGTTTTTCTTATCAATTATATTTATGATCGTTGGATTGAAACAACAGGTTGGCCAAATCATTATTTGTTTTTCAATGGCCATGATATTAATTACATTTGTAATTGAAACGGATTCGTAATGTCGAATCAAAAAATAACACATTATAATCTTGACGCAATTGCGGCCGAAAATGCCGAAATTAATTTAATTTGGGGTGAACGTTCAAACGGTAAATCATATCAAGTAAAGCATAAACGCGGTGTTATTAAATATCTAAAAACCGGCAAACGTTTCATATATTTGCGTCGATGGAAGGAAGAAATTCGGTCGGATCTTGTCGAACGGTATTTTGCCGACGTCGATGTATTTAAATTAACGGAAGGTAAATATAATTGTATTACGATGTATCGTAAACAATTGTTTTTATCGAATTACGATGTCGAAACCGGCAAAACGACAAAAGGTGAAAAGATTGGATATGTTTGCGCGTTGTCAACCGAACAGAATTACGCCGGCGGTTCATATCTTGACGTTGAAGATATTATTTTCGAAGAATTTATGTCACGTTCTGAATATATCGCCGGTGAATCGGATCGTCTGATTAATTTTAGATCCACCGTCGATCGTAAACGTAACGTCGTTAAATTATGGTTGGTCGGCAATACGATTTCGCGCGTTTGCCCGTATATTAATGATTGGGATTTGTTACCAATCATTACGCGGCAAAAACAAGGTACAATTGAAATCACATATTTGCCAACGGGTGTTATTGATCAAAACACCGGCGAAGAAATAAAATTGAAATGTGCAATCGAATATTGTAAAAACAACGGTCAAGGTTCATTCGCCGTCGGTAAACATAAAGACATGTTAAACAAAGGTTCATGGCAAACAGATCCACAACCACATTTACCGAAATCATATAATGATTACAAAGTTTTATTCCGATTAATATTCTTGTATCAATCATTTAAATTTTGCGGCGAATATCTGATGGATAAAGAAAACAACGAAACATGTTGGTTTGTATATCCGTATAAAGGTGAAATTGACAACAAAACAATCGTAATTTCTGATATAGTAAAAGTGTCAAGGTATTGGCAACGCGACATATATCACACCGATTTCCGTAATCCGAATATTAACAATATATTACAAACATTTCGCGAATCAAAATTATTTTTCGCAAACGATTTATGCGGTACGGATTTTAAACAAGTGATTGATTTCGCAATTAAAAAATAAAGGAAGGAAATAATTATGGCAATACGAACGGGTAAAGTCATATTAGCGCGCGACATTCGATTGGATAAACAATATAAAAATATATTGAATTATACTGAATCGCAAATGTTGACGTTGGTAACAAACAAAGCCGTCGCAACGGCAACAAATTGTTCATTTTTGCGACAAGGTGCAAATTCGTTTGATATGGCCGTTTCGTACGGCGACGCGTTGAAATGTAATTATATGGCATTTCAAAATCCGGATTATTCAAACAAATGGTTTTTCGCGTTTATTGATTCCGTCGAATATATTTCAAACGGTACGACGCGCATTAATTTTACAATCGACGAATGCGCGACGTGGTACGATTATTGGACGGCGCAACCATGTATGGTTTTGCGCGAACATGTCAACGACGATACCATCGGTTTAAATATTGTCGACGAAGGTTTGGAATATGGCGAATATGTCGCGAATGGTACGGTTTCGCCGGTTCAAATGAACGAATTGGGATATATGTTACAAGCAACGCAACATTATGATCCAAATCGTAATCCAACACCGAATGTTGCAACAAATACTGGCGGCGTTTATTCAAACGGTGTCTTTTTCTATTGTGCAACGGTTGCCGATTTGTATTATATTATTTACCATTATGATCAAGCCGGTAAAGGTTCGGCCATTCAAAACGTATATATGATACCGTCATATTTTGTTGGAAATAAACCAAATGCCGTCACCGCAAACGACAATTGGTGGCATGGAATGCAGTCGCCAATGTCGTTCGCATATACGGTTGCAAAACCAACGTCGCTTGACGGATACACGCCGCGCAATAAAAAGTTATTGACGCAACCTTATTCAGTTTTGGTTGTCGATAATAATAACGGTTCGTCGAACACATTATATTATGAAGATTTTAGTAACACCGAATATGCAACTTTCGATATTGAAGGTGTTCCAACGGTCGGTGGTTCAATTAAATGTTATCCAACAGATTATAAAAATCGTGATGATTTTGATCAAGAAGGTTTGGTCGCTGGTAAATATCCAACATGCGGTTGGACGAATGACATTTATACGAATTGGTTGACACAAAACGCGGTCAATTTAAATACCGGACATGTCGCACAAGGTGTTCAAATTTTAGGCGGTGCGGCTGGTTTTGCATTAGGTGTTGCAACTGCCAATCCATTACTTGCCGCCGGTGGTGGTTCGGCGATTGGTTCAGGCATGAATTCGTTACAACAAGAATATGCACAAAAATATCAATATTCAATTATGCCGCCAACGGCTGGTGGTAATATTAACGCTGGTGATGTTTTAACATGTTCGGGAAGAAACAAATTTTATTTTATTAGAATGTCAATCAAAGCGGTGAATGCGCGCCGTCTTGACGAATGGTTCGATCGTTTCGGTTATAAAGTCAATCGTTTGAAATTACCGAATCAGACCGGCCGGCCGCATTGGAATTTTGTCCAAATCGGGCAAGGTGAAGACATCGGACATTCAACCAATCAACAAATTTCCGTTCCGTCTGCGTCAATGGACGTGATCAACGCTGTTTATCGCGCCGGTACGACCATATGGCATAACCACGACGAAATTGGCGATTTCACGTTAGATAATACATTGTCATAATATTGTGCGACATTAACAAAACAACAAAAATCCGGCCTTATGGCCGGATATTTGTTGGAATTTTAATTAATTTGTGAATCTAAATTAATTGAAAATGGACATTCAATTCTAATATACGTAACATTTGTAAATGTTTTGTAATCACTTCCTTCGTATATTGAACTATATAGAATCGCTTTACCATTATATTTTAATCCAAAATACATTTGTAAATTGCGGTATGTTGTATCATTTGAAATGATAGAAACTTGTACCGGAATTAACATTTCATTTTCCAAATTTGGAAATAGTTTTGTTGCTGTATAATTATCAATTTCGGTAAAACCACTATCACCAACGCCTGAATTTACTGTTATTGCGGTGTCAAATGTAAATATCAATGGTGTTGTTGTATATACATGAACACAATTATTCAAACGCTGATATTGTACTGTACCATATGACGTATTGTCAAATGTTACTTCGTCTATATTTGTTTTTACGTCAATTTCACCACCTAAATACCAAGCATATAATGCTTTGGCAAGCGCGCTTGAACCATCTGTGTTCGGGTGAATGCTATCACTTCCGGTAAAATTTTCGTTTTTAAGAATTTCGTTTGATCCTTTAATGAATACCGGCGCATAATCAACATTATAATTATACGAATATGCATTTAATGTAATCTTTTCAAGTCTTGCACGAACATATGCACCTTCTCCGGTTTTGGCGGTATTGTAACCAATCATGCCAATATAAACTTGTGCATTTGGATATGTCGTTTTGCAATATTCACAAAAACTTGCAATTGCGGTTGTGATATTTTCAAATGTTTCGGTATTATCATTATAACCACCACAAACAATAATTTTATTAATATTTTGTGGATTGGTAATTGTTGCTGCTTGACTTTGTAAATATGTTTTAAATGTGTAATTACCAATTGACGATTGATGCGCAAACCCTAAACCACCAAGAACAATTTTATGACATGTCGCTTTATTTCCGATTTTAGTAATTAGTCTGCTTGCCCAACTAGTGTCACCAACTGCATAACTATCACCCATAATAATAAACTCATTGGTTGTCAATCTATTAATAGTATTTTGTAAATCATTAATAGCGGCGTCTTGAATACGAACACCAACAAGAGTTTCACCGATTGCAACCAAATTTACACCGTCCGGATCGTCGCTTTCAACACGTGTTTTAATTTTATAATATGCGCCATCGCCGGCCGTTGCGCTTGTATTTCCTAAAACACGCGCAATGCAACCGTTTGATAAATTGGTTGCGCTTGCCATGTCCGAAATAGTATCGTATCCGAACACCGGTGCTAATTCCAAGAATTGTGCTATAATTCCGGCCAATTCACCGCCTTCGGCCATATCTTCAAGTTTATTGTTGATTTCTTCTTGTACGTCCAAATTGTCGAAATAATTATCGACATATGATTTTAATTGTGCAAAACTTTCAATCAAACCGTCCGTTTTTGCAACAACGTCGTTTTGACTATCAATAACTTTATTCAGATATTCAACGACTTTGCACAATAATGCATAATCCGTCAATGCATCAAAATCTTCTTCAATGAATGGAAAATTTTGTATAACACATCTTCGGAATTTTGGAATCTTTGATTCTTTCATTTTATTTCCTTTCTTTATTATCCTACGATTTGGTAAAATAGCACGTCCAAATCCTTAAATATCATTGTATAGACATTTTGGCGATTTTTCAAAAATTCTGTATACAATCTCATTTTGTCGGACGGCGATTTTTTAACCGTTTCGTGAATAACATCATTATCCGAAACATTATTTGAATTATTCGAATTCATGATATTTTCAGAATTTGACGTATCGGAATCAAATTCATAATTGGATACATATTTACCGGCCTTCACGTCGTCGATCTGATTTTGTGGCGTATCGGATACGCGTTGATCCGACGTTGAATTTCCGGTCGTCTTATTAACGGTATTAATAGTATTATCACCGCTTGTTGTACGATCGTCTGTCAAATCACGTGTCGTCGTTTCACCGTCGGCAAATAAATTCCAATCCCAAATCGAATCAAACATTTTATTATACATTGGCATAATTTCGTTTAACTTTACGTTCAACGCAATTTTAAATGCCGTAACGGTTTCATAACCAATTCGACGCATAATGAAATGATTTAAAATCATGGTTTCGAAATCTTCGCGCGAAATTTTATCCGTCAACGGATAATCAAAATCGAAAAACGCCGCGCGTCCGGCCTTTGCAAGATCGGCAATTTTAACCGGTGTGTCATTGGCAAAATTCACATATGAATTCAACAATGCATAAACGGTCGGCGGTTCGTCATAACTATTCGCCAATTTCCGCATTTGCGGAATCATTGGCGACCAAAACATCATTGGCCACATCTTCGTCGTTTCCTTCCTTAGAATCCGGTTCACCGTCGTAATAATGGACGGAAATATTTTCGCCGAATTTTTCGTTTATTTTTTCAATCGCATTTTTACGCGGTTCAAATCGTGAAAAACGTGCGGCGATCGTTCCACCTTGCGACGCAACCATTTCGTCACGAATTAAACGTTCTTTTTTGGTTTCTTGCACATTTGCAATACCGATTAATTGGTAAAAATCCGCCCATAATTTTTCGATGTGATCGTCGATTTTATCCGTAACAAATGGCGCGGGTGCTAATACAACCGACATGTCGTCAATATCTAATGAATCATATGCAACGACGTCTTCCGTCATTGAATCAATTTCATTAATAGTTTGTTTAACGGATAATTCTTTATCTTTGGACGTTTTCCAAATACGCGGCGTGCGTTGGTGAATCATGTTTATATCTTCTGTACGGACGCATAATGCTAAACGTTCGGCCATTTGGCAAATGTCCAAATATAGCGGATACCGGCCGTTGTTGTCGTACATGATCACATATTCGTCGTCTTTTAGAATACGCGAATAATTGTTTTGTCCATAAACTTGAATCGTTGTTGGCCGTCCGTAAACGTCAACTTTTCCAACATATGCAAACGGTAATGCAATCAATCCCATTACTTCGTCTTTAAAAAATGCTATTGCGCCTTGTCGCAATAGCGTTTTATTCAGAAATGCGACATCAATGTATTTTGGCAAATTTTCAAATTCAAATACGTTTTCGGCAAGCGATAACATTCGTCGAAAATACATGTTGTATGTTTTGAAATTCGAAATTTGCGAATTTATCATTTTCTTTTTCACTTGCATTTCCTTTCGTGATAATTATGGCGGCGTCATTACAACACCGCCATAATATTTTTATTTTGTTGATTTACGCCAATTCAACAACGGTAATTTCGGCGGTATCGGACTTCGTCTTATCGAAAATCGACGTTGCGGTAACGACGATTGGATCGCTTTCGTCCGGTTCATAATCGGCCGGAATAGTCAAAACACCGGTTGTTGGATTAATAACGGCCTTCGCGTCACCGGCGGTTGGATCGGTCGTAATAGACCAAATAACGGCCTTGTTTGCGAAACCGGTCGTAACAACCGCGGCGGACAAACCAAGCGTTTGACCGGCGGTAACAGTTGCAGCGGCCGGCGAAACAGTAACGGAAG